CTGTTATGAGACGATAGACGATGTACAACGCCGTTATTATCGATGATCCTATCATACTGCCCAGTGTGAACATTCCGAGATAGAACCATACAGTGGGATTGGGTTTGGGCCAGTTATAGTTATCATTAGCGGCTGCCATCTATTTAAGCCTCTTATCTGACAGACCATTACCGATATCAACTAGCATATCGCCAACTGATGACGCCATCTCAGGATTAGTCATAATCAGATAAGTAGCGCCACAACCCAGTAAAAACCATGTTAAGGTATTCATCAATCAACCCTCCACAAAGTATTGAACGCCCTTGGCATCTGTATGCGTCAGGATCCAGGTATCAATCGCGTCGAAGTCCTCTTGAACGAATAGATCGTCCGAGGTCGCGTCTTCGTTCGCTTCGTTTTTTAGGTTCTGCATCTCATCTAAGCTGTACATTTTTCGGTCTCTCTCACTGTTTCAGTATAGTTATTATAGCAAACTACGAGGGTCGTGTCAAGCGGTATTTTCAATAATCTTCGTTGCGATAGAGATAATCTTCGTACTTGGTCTTGGCTGCTTCATCGGTGAAGCGGAGGGTGACGGTAAGACGATTCTTAGGAAGATACTTCATACGGCGAATGTCGAAATTGAAGGTCTTCTTTAAGCTCATCAAATTGTTATTGAAAGTCGGAGTATCAAGGGTGTAGACGGCTGGTACTGACATTGTGCTGGTCTCTTTCGCTGTTTCTCAGTATAGTTATTATAGCAAACAGCGAGGGGCTTGTCAACCCCTAAACCGTGACAATATTATCACAAATCACTTTTCTTCGAATAAATCGCCTAAATCTGGATGAGGCGATAATTTATCAGGGCGCCACTTACCAGTCAAATAAGCATTTTTAGCGTCTAAGGCCTGATCTTTAGTCGCATATGCGGTGACCTCAGTAGATTCGTCACCATCATCATCGACGTATAATGTGATTAGATTCCATACGGTCTTATGCTCCATGAAATCTGGTTCAACGCTGGCCCATTTCATTATGCATACTCCCCTTCAAAAAAAATCATCTTCAAGATAGTCTTTGAAATTATCAAAGATCCGAATGCATTTCCCTAGCGTTCCGTCTTTGTTCACGGTCCGATAAGAAGCAGTGATGCAATCGTCTGATTTGAGCCAGCTTTCTATCAAACGGATAGCGTGGTTCGAATCATTAGCATCTAGTTCAACTAGATTGCTATTAGATAATTCACACCACACTACATGGGAAACATTGTCGCTACCACAAGACTCGGCCCACGCTTCGTCATGCCGTTTCATCCGCTTCCATGCGAATTCTGTGGACGTTAGTTCCCGCAAGCTGTTACCAGTAAGCATTAATCTATCCTCCTCATTATCACGATCTTTATAATAACAAATAGCCAGTGAGATGTCAAGGGTTTTTTTATATTAAGATGCTTTTTTTATTCGTTGAGTTTGTTCACGTTTTAGACCATCATATACCTGCTTAACCTTCCATCGAGGGTACATAGAACGTAATGAGGCCCTATCAACTACATCAAAGTCATCACCACCTCGTTTTTGTGATAGGATTAGTTGTTTGATGATTTTATTATACATAGTACACTCCTTTACATATTTATACACAACAACTACTTTCATAGTTTAGTGGTCTAAAGAAACCTGGTGTTTCACCTTCAAAACCATTACCTCTCTTCAGATTTCGGAAAACCTCCCGTGCTTTCTTCTGTGTATCAAATGTAGCTATAAGTCTCATTTCCTCACCATTTAGCTCAATAATCCTATAGGGTGGTTCTATACCTTCGAAAACATACATATCATACCTCATAATAGTTTGGAGAATTTCTTCTTCTTAGATTGTGCATCTTCATTTCTCATTCCAAATTCAGTATTGTCCATTAATGGTCTATCAACGATCAATTCCTCTTGGGCACTATTTTCTACATCATATAACCTCATTTTCCCTCTATCTACACCTACAACGAATCTCTTATTAGCTACTGGGTCATTAAATCGATTCTTCAATTGTTTCACCATGATTTGATTTAATGCTTCTAATTCTTCACTAGACACTAAAGCAATCATCAAATCTACAGTAGCAGGTAAGCCAAACGATTCGGATGTATCTTCGAGGCCCGGATCTGAATTACTAAATCCAGATCTGGTGGTCTGAGTAGCTGTAACAATCGGTATACCTTTCTCTACTGCTAACCCTCGCATCTCTTCAGCAATTGCTTTAATATAAGTGTAACTATTGACATTAGCACCATATTTAAGTCTCATAGAAGAACAAATGTTCAGATAATCGATATAAACAATATCGGGCACAAAATTCTTTTTCAAACGAAGTTCATTCAAAAGATGACGAAAATGACCTGTGCCCGCAGTAGCAGTAGGATATTCTTTGATAATTAACTTACCTTCAGTCTTATCTCGAATACGTTCTACCTTCTTAATATATGCGGTCTTGGGCAAATCCTCTAGTTCTTTCAAAGATACGTCTAATAGATTAGCATCAATTCGTTCAGCAATCCTTTCTTCCGCCATTTCTAGAGTAATATATAGTACTTTCTTAGAGTCCATCAAATTAGAAGCGGCAAAATGACACATGGCCAATGATTTACCTACACCAGTGCCTGCTAGAATACAGGATAAGGTCTTCTCTGGTAAGCCTCCTTTCGTAATCAAATTCATATATTCTAGATCGAATGGTACTCGTTTCTCTGTCTTATGATAGAAATCATATCGGTCTGAAAAGTCTTCAATCCAATCATGACCAATATGATTATCAAAACTAACTGATAAAGCTTTCGATAGTATTTCGGGTATAGCTCCTTTAGTATTGTTTTTATCTTTACCATCAATAATCTGAATCGATTCCATGATAGCATTGTATACTGATTTCTCTTGACAGAATTCTTCTGTCTTATCTAGTAACCAGTTGTTATCGATATCAGTCTTACTGAGCTTTTCAATGTATTCTATAACATCATCAAATAGTTGTTCTTTGTCCTCCCAGACATCTTGATTGATTGTAATATTCAATATTTCAGTGGTAGGCAGAGTATTATAATCATCAAGATGTTTTGCAATCGTGTTATATAAGAATCTCTCATTACCTTCATGAAAGTATTCTTCTTTTAAAAATGGAATAGCTTTCCTACAGTAATCCTCATTATGAATTAACTGACTTAGGATTGTCGTTTCTATTCTCATTTTCATTCCCATTTAAAGTATTAATAATGATATTAACTAGAAGATCACCAATATGATTGTTGAACTTTTTATCATCTAGTTTTAATTTCAGTGGATTTTCTATGAAATCGAAACTGAAATTTAACATGGCGGTTTCATCATCGTAGACCTCTTTCACTTTAATCGTATCATATTTAAGTATTGTACCATAATATTTCTTGTCTGTCAAGCGAATTGGTATGGTGGAGCCCTCTTTATATAAATCATCCATGAATTCATACTTATCATCAAATTCACTAAATCTCTCTAAATCAATCGACATTAGGTTCCTCCAATTCTGAATTCTGAATCACCATACTTGTATTCTAGGCCAGCTGCAACTTCAATACGCTCCATGATATCCGATGTATAAAACTTTTCTGGATTAGCATTAATTGCTTTACCAAAATGTTTAGAACCATCAGGCATTTCATATCGTGTAGATACTTTCTTAATGATATTATACTTCTCAGCTAAATCTAATAAACCATAATACCTATCAAGACCAGTAGCATAAGATAGACGAACTTCAACAAACTTCTTTTCTTTAGTAAATCTAGACTTCTCAGTGGTTACTTTAATTAGATTACCCTCACCTCGCTCTACATCATTATCTTTCTTTTTAGTAAGAAATAGAATTGTAGAAGCAGTATATTTTAGCCCAGAACCACCAGACATTTCTTTAGTAGAATATAGACCCATAGTCTCATAAGTATGATTTGTAATAATCATGGGAATCTTAGCTCTAGCCAGTTTTAGACCTAGAACACGGAAAGCACCCTTGATAATCTGGGCCCGTGTCATATCTTTAGTTTCTTTACCGAGAGCAGTATCTTCTACTTCCTTTGTAGTAGATAATTGACCCAAAGAATCTAATACCATCATCAGTGGTGGAGCATCTGACTTATGTTCAATATATCGGTCTAATACTTGTAGACTTAGATGTCGGAATTGTTGAACTGTTTCTGGTTCAGACACAATCATACGATTAATATCAATACCACGGGAAGTCATCATTTCTTGAGTAACAGCGGCTTCTGTATCATAGTACATCACACCGCCATCTTGTTTATCACTAAGAAAATTATTAACCATACCTAGTGCGAAGAATGTTTTGCCTGTGGCTTGTTCTCCTGCCAATGCAGTAATCTTATTATTGGGCACACCACCGTATAGACTGCCACTGACTAGAGCATTAAGAATATAAGAGCCAGTATCAAGCCATCCAGTAAATTCAGCAGAATTACCACCATCTGATAATAGATGAGTATTATCATCATTCAACGATTTTACCATATTCTTAAAATAATTATTCGATTCCAACATTTTTTCTCCTTTGTTTTAAAACTATATAATATTTTTGATCTTGTTCGAAGGTATAACTGAATGGTAGATTATACCCCCAAGGTGTTTGTAATGGATCCCAACCCGTTATTTCTAACAATCTCTCTTTACTCAACATACCATTATTATCGCATAAAGGACGTAAGAAGTCAACAAAATTATTCACCCACGGATCATCAGCTTGTACATGATAATGATTTTTATCAGGAGGAGGTTTCATTTACTTTTTTTCTTATTAAGAGTAGTAGAATTATTAAAAGATTTATGAATCGGAATCCCAGTATTATCAACAGTTTTATGACCTGTTATGGGTATCTTATTAATTTCTAAAG